TCTGACGTGCGGGGCTCCCACATCGTCCGCTCCCAGCACAAGCCATTCCGCATCGTACCCGATTTCGGCAAGATCACCGAGGACTCTGGCAAGTCCTCGTCCCACAAGCAAAGGTGAGTTTTCCAGGAATGCGAATTTCGGTCGTACCTCATTGATAATTCGGTGCATTTCCCGCCAGAGCCCGGAGCGGGCGCCGTCAATGCCGGCGCCTTTTCCTGCGGCTGAAATGTCCTGGCACGGAAAGCCTCCCGATACCACGTCAACAAGGCCGCGCCACGGTCGTCCGTCAAAGGTGCATACGTCATCCCATATCGGGAAAGGCGGGAGTAGGCCGTCATTCTGGCGGGCGAGCAGTACGCTTGCGGGATAGGGTTCAAGTTCGACAGCGCAAACGGTGCGGAATCCGAGCAGCTCGCTTCCAAGTATGCCTCCACCAGCGCCCGCGAAAAGATGTAGCTCATTCATTGTCCTCCTTTCTCGGCTCCCACCGGTCTAAGCTTTCTACGATGTTGGCATGAGAGCATTCGCAACATGGCACACCCCATTCAGAATAGTCTGAATATTTGCAATTACCGCAGTACCTCTCTTTAACCTGCCACGCCCTGCACGCGGCCCGCTTCTGGCGGACGGTATGGATTTTCCCGGCAAGGTCCGTTGCCATTCTTAAGAACCTTTTTTCAGAGGGCATCAAAAGGTAATATGGCTCTCCAAATTCATGAATGGCGTGTTGCCGGATTTTCTGAATGGTTTCCCTGACGGACTCCACGGATTTTCCGCATTCGTAAAACGCTTTCTGTTCAGGCGTCATTTTCATTTTCTTTTTCCTCATATTTTAAGTAGACTTCAATCGCTTTAAGAAATCCTTTGTATTGGCCCGCTAAATAGAGGTAATACCCAAATGAGAAAATGGATACTAAAACAACTATAAGTTGCGCAATATCAAATATCATTGCTTCCTCCTTTCTGCTCAAGCTCCCAGGGCCATTGTTTAATCTCGTCCACATCGTAGGGAAGTGCATTCCCATATACATCCTGAAGATATATTTTCCCCCGGTCTACGTTTGTATAAAGTACTGTATGTGTATCATCACTAAAACGAACCATGACGTTATCACCCTGCCCTAACCGCATGATGGGGGGAAACTTGGAAATAAGTTCTTCGGCATAATATCGTGCCTGTTTCGGTGTTTCTCCGTATTTTGCGGCTAAATGGCAGACGGAGCATTTATAGATATAAACCCGTGTGGTTAAACAATAACAAGAACCAACAGGAATTTTTTGGAACAGGTTATTATCTAGGACGAATAAACCATCACACAACGGGCATTTAAGAGTTTTCTTTTTCATAGTCTTTAATCAGTTCATCCACGTCATCCTTTAATGACTCGCTATCATCCTTTAATCCGTCCAGATCCCATTTCAGGCTGTCCAGCTGATTGGAAAGGATACGCAGTCTATCCAAAAAGGACTGATATACCTCTTCTTCTTCCATTTTCTGTGGCCCGCATTCCGTGCAAGAATCCATGTCCACAAAAATTTTCCCGTCTTTTTCACAAGCCCGGAGCGGGTAAGCGCCATGGCCGGGTTTATCGCAATAGACATTGTTCATTTTAATTTATCCTTTCTTGATTTTAAGTTTTCCGTTCGGACCCATGGTCCAGTCGTCAAAAGTGACGGTGCCGGACAGGTTGATCACGGGGTAGGCGTCATGTGGGTTAATGTGGTAAGTTCTCTTCTTGTGCTTAACCAGGAGATACCCGCCTTTCAGAGCACCGGAAACGGTGCCTCTAACGCCCATAGCCGTTATTTGCTGTCCGATCCGGAAGCAGGTGCCGCAAATGGCGTTGAGGTCATCCAGATCGGCCTGTGCGGTTTTGGTGACAGAGGCTTTTCTTCTGCGGTTGTATTCCTCCATCCAGAGCCGTTTTTTCTCTCTTTCTTCCGGGCTCATTTTCCGAGTTCCTTTCTTTTGTAGGTTTCAACGGTTTTTGTTTGATAATCACAAAAGCCCTCCTGGTTGAGGTAGCAGCGGCCAAACTGGGCCAGGGCAAAAGCGTCCGCCTCGTTATTATTGCTCATATCCGCCGCCCAATGCTGAAAAACGCGTTTGAGCATCAAATCCTTTTCCGCATTGCCCTTCCCCGTTGCAAATTTCTTATTGGTGGCAGGTGCAACAACGATGAAAGGTATTCCCATGTCCAGGAGCAGGAGGCGAATAACGCCGCCCAATTCCGCCAGCCCGGCCATGCCCTGGGAAGATCCATAGGAATACCCCTCAATAACAGCAAGGGAAGGCTGTGTTTGGTTGATGATGTCCAGCACCGCATTGCGGATTTCAGAGAGACGTTTAACGCTCCTGTTCCTGGATTTGATGACGCCCCATTTAGGGGAACCATCCCACACCAGAGCCCACCCTGTAGCGGTTAGCGACAGATCAAGACCCAGTACACAGTTGTTCATAGCTGTTGATTAGAAGGGGATTTCGTCTTCTTCCGCCGGCGGTCCCGCCGTGGCGCTCATGTGGTTGTTGGCCGGCAGGTCCGCCGGGCGCGGAGGCAGGGACGCTCCGCCGCGCCCTGCCGCTGCCCTGTCCTGAGCCGCCATGATGGCCCGGGCTTCGTCCGGCCCCAGCACGTCTTCGCAGTTGCTGAATTCGGGATAAGTCCCGTCCGCCCTGGGCTTGTCTCCCTGTCTGACGCTGAGCCGGACGTAGCAGGGTTTGCCGAGGTATTCCGCCGGGTTGATGATGACCTGCTGGCCGGGTTGGTAGACGTTCCCGGTGACGTTTTTGACGAACAGGTCGATTTTCCAGGCCAGGTCTTTCGAGGCGGTCAGGTAGTAACGGACCGTCGCCGCCCCTTCAGGGCCGAAGGCTCTGATGTGGACGGCCAGCTGCGGGCATCCCCGCGTTTTGGCGCCTTGGGAGATTCCTTCTTCCATTTTGACGATTTTTCCTTCGTAGACGCCCGCGGGGAGAAATCCGTATTCGCTGGGCTCGCCTTCTGATATGTAACTGAACATAATGGTTATTTGGTGGTTGCGGTTTTGGAGACGGAGATTTTTTTGACGTAGGAGGAGCCGGCCCCCGTCCTGACCAGTTCTTCCGGGAATTGTTGTTCCGGCAATGCTTCCGCGAACAAGGCGCGGAAGATGTCCGCCTTGAGCGGGCCATAGGATTTCAGGAGTTTCGGGACGCCAATCCAGGTGGCGTATTTGGCGACGTCTTCCGGAGCGACGGTGTCCGTGCCTTTCCGGGAGACGCGCCTGAATCCGGGGACTTCCGTTCCGTTGTTGAGGTAGTCGAGGATTTTTTCTTTTCCCTTTTTGACGTAACTTTCCAGCACAGCCGCCTTGGTGACGAATTCCGCCAGCCTGGACGGGTTTTCCGCGATTTCGGCGAAGCTCGCTTCCAGCGTTCCGGCTTCCGCCAGGGTCAGCATTTCCTGCGCCGCCCGGTTCCGCAGCGGGCAGGTGTCCTGCGAGGCGCACCAGCCGCAGTAGTCGCAGAGGCGCGGCCCGCCGCCGCGGTCCACGGCGTCCACCACGCCGTTGACGATGGAGATGGCTTCCCGGTAGGTGAATTTCCGGGTGACGATTTGCTGCTGGTCGCAGTAGAGGAGGTGGCAGGTGATTTCATCCAGGAATTCCCGTTCCATGAAGGATTTCGCGTAAGAGGCCTGCTGTTCCCAGTAGTTGCGGATTTGGCCGCTTTTGAGGTCGAAGAGTTTGCCCAGCGCGGGACAGAGGCAGTCCGCTTCCCCGCCTGTCACGCGGGGGTGCCATTGCGGGAAGGCGCAGCGGTTTTTGTCGGCAATGACTTCTTCCCCGGAGCAGAGCGTCCGGACCGTTTTCACCGCCCAGAGGATGGATTCTTTTTCATCGGCTTTCAGGTGTTCACACGCCCTGAATTCGTCCACGCCCATGAGCAGGGCCCGGAAGGCGGCGTCCATCCGGGTTCCCCGCTGGGCCGCTTCTCCCGCGTCGGGGGAGGAGACGTAGCAGGGGCATTGCGCCAGCTTGGGGAGCAGGGACGGCCTCAATAGTTCCGTGGCCGGGGCCGGACGGGGCCCGGCAATGTCAGCGAGGATTTTTTGCAGGTCGTCCAGGCTGACGGCGTATTCCGCTCCGTCCAGGGAGAGGACGGCATGCCCGGTTTCGCGGGCGACGTTGATGCAGGTGACGGGTTTCATTGGCACGCCCCTCCTTCCATGAATTCTTTTACGGAGTTATTGAACCGGGCGGGAGTTTTCAAAATCCGGGCGGCATATTCCGCCGGGACTTCTTCCAGCCCTTGTCCGGCAGTAATGATTCCGCGGCTGATCATGAAGGCGAGGGCGTCTTTTGCGTGGTCAATCACCGCGGCCAGGGCATCCGCCTGACGATCTCCCGCGGATGCGGCCGGAGGCGGCGCCTGTCCATTGTTTGCCGCAGGGGCATCATTCGCCGGGGCATTGGCAGATCCGCAGCCCGCTCCAAACAGCAGGCGGGAGATTTCCCCGGCGTCCATCGCCATGACCGCGGGCATCCCGTGCCGGTTTTTGGCTTCCCACGGGGCGGAAGGAGAGGTGTAGACCATGCGTTGGTTTCCTCCATGTCCCTTGCCGTCCTGGACCGTTACGACGAAGTTGCAGAAGAGCATGGCGTCAGCCCATTCCTTGACCAGCGGCGCGACAAATTTGGAGAGGTTCAGTTCGTGTTTGTCGTAGGCGCCGGCTGTTTCCGGCATTTCAAATTTGACGCGGCGGGAGTGTCCCACCAGCACCACATTCATTCCTGCGCTCATCAACACGTTGAGACGTGACAAGAGATCCATGGCCACAGGTTCGATCATCTTGTACCCCTTGCCGTATCCAAAATCTTCAATGGATTTCAGGGAGGCGTTGGCCCGCTTATTGTGTTCCCTGATGAAGGCGTTCACCAACAAACGCTCGCACCAGTCTATGGAATCAATGATGACCGTCCGGAATTCGTGCCCGCCCTGCGTCAATTCTTCTATCGCATTGATCACGTCTCCGAAGCTCCGGCAGTCCAGCCGGGCAACGTCGATGTGGGAAGATCCCTGTTCCGTGTCCAGCAGAACAGGGGCGGGCAGCCCGGCCGCCAGCGTGGATTTTCCCACGCCTTCCGGCCCGTAGATGATGACACGCTGCGGACGCTGCTGCACTCCGCGCTTGATGTTTTGTAATAGGCTCATATTATTTCCTTGTTTGATTGTATTCAGGTCGGGTGTCAGTTCCTGCTGGCCCCGGCCTTTTTGCTTTCTGGTAGTTGGAAGGGGGTGTTGGAAAGGATTTTTGCGGTATTCTCTTTCATGGCCTTGGAAATACGTTCCACGCACCAGAGGGTGGCGCCCCGCTTTTGATGCGGCAGACAGTCCTTTTTCATGATATCCGGTGATGTCTTCGCCAGTTCATAGAGCCATACACGGCCCTTGCGATGCCGGAACTGGGGCAGTTTGAGAAGCTCTTCCGCACGCAACCAGGTTTCACCGCTTGTTTCAGGGCAGTATTTCCCCTCCATGATCGCAACCAGGCGGTCAATGCGGGCAAACAATCCTTCTATCAAACGTTGATCATTGGCGTCCATTATCCTAAGACGATTTTTGTTATTGTGTAAGAGGCGCAGACGATGAAGGCCGCCACAGCCACACAGGCAGAAGCGATTACCAGCCAAAAGAGCAGATGCGCCACGGTCTGGTGCCGGCGTGCCCTGTCTCTATTCTTGCGGACTTGCAGGAGGCGAAGTTCCTTCCGGGGATCAAGGGACTGATAGGGGCTCTTCCCTGCCCTGCCCGGAATACCATTGATGTGTTCACGGGCACAGGAAGCGCACAGGCAACGGCAACAATACGCATTCTCTTTGTGGTCTCCGATAATAGACCAGTAAGCACCCTTGCCGGGTTTCCGCCCGCAAAAATAGCACAGGAACGGCATGTTGCAGTCCGTGTTGGTAATGGTTTCCTCCATCCCCATATAGGGCCCATGAAGGATTGGCCGCCGTAGCCGTTGCAATGTCACATATGGATTCATTGTCACAGAGCAGATTAAAGTTCGTGCCAACCGAGTCGGATAAATTCGTCAATCAGGGCTTCTTCCATTAGGCTGCGGGCTTTTTGGGGTCGAGGTTCTTCTTTCGAGGCTGTGGACTACGGTCTTTTGCCTTCTGGCGGAAATCCATGATGGCGCCGATAACGAGAGCCCGGCCGCTCAAGCCTGTAGCGGCCTGCGCCTCCCGGAACCACTCCCGCACTTCTTGCGTTTCTTTTTTCAGGTCGATGATCATATTCGCGTCTTGCGTGCTGTTGATGGTGCAAAGATAGTCAAAATGACAATTTCCGTCAACAGTAAAATAGATTTTTTGACTATAATTTTGTTTGTAAAGTTGTTGACGAGTGGTCAAAATGACTATATAATCATCTCATGACAAGTGCGGAAGACATTAAAGCGTGGCTCAAGCGAGTTGAAAAAAATCGTGAATGGTTAGCTGAAAAAACGCTGGTCAGCAAAGGTACAGTGAACGGCTGGTTATCAACTGGCAAACCCATTCCTTCTGCCAAACTCGCCCTCATTGAAAAATTGATGTCAGGAGAGGAAGAAATTGAGTTTGAGCTTCCGCCAGACTTTGAAAAGCAACTCCGCGCCATGGCGGATGAAATGCACAAAAATCTTGAAGATATGGTCTCCCACATCCTCCAGATCACAGCCAGGGCGCATCAAAAAAGGAAAGCAGAAGCTCCCAGCCAGCAGTTTACCCCGGTAGAACCATTACCTGCTGCATCTTTCTTGGATCAGCCTGTCCCGGTCATCGGTAATATCGCTGCTGGCGCATTGACGCCGGGTGACAACATCCCTTATCAAATTAAGACTGATTACCAACTCGGAAAAGGGGAATACGTCTTACAAGTGGAGGGGAAATCTATGGAGCCTGTCATTCCTGACGGCTCTCTGGTGGTCATGCGCAAGCACACCATTCCTCCTATCCCTAAAGTGGGAACTATCGTAGAATACAACGACGAACGAGGGGTTACTCTGAAAAAGCTCGGCCGCAAAAAAAATCCGGAAACCGGAAAAATGGAATACGTATTACATCCACTTAATCCCGACTTCGGAGACATCGAACCCATGGACGGCGGCAAAATCTCCGGCATCTATGTGGAAACCCTGGACAGGTGGGAGAAAGCTTGACGCACCGGGGATATATGTTATAGGTAAATCCTCTTTTTTATTTTCCGTTAGCCGTCCACGTTGGGAAACGCGGGCGGTTTTTTATTGCTATTACAGCCGTGTACAGTAGCATCCTCCCAGAAAAGCGCTCCTGTTCATCCCTTGGCCTCCGGGCCAGGGGCTTTTTTGTTGCACTCATCCTTGGCTTGGATATTATTGAGAAATGCGCTATTTTTATTATAAGGACGAAAAAGTATTAGGCCCTGTGAATGCTAAAGGGCTGGAAGAAATGTACCGTCGTAGAGCTTTGAACGATTCAACGCCTATTATCAAAGAAGATGACGATAAAGACGAATGGTTAGAGCTTGGAAAAGTATTTCGTTTTTCAACCACTTTTCGTATCTCCTCTGATTCTTTTAAAACTCCATTCCAACGGGCTACTGACCTATTAATAGAATATGGCCTTATCGATCCAGAAACCGATCTTTCTGCTTTCTTCACAGGTGTAATGGCGGAAGCCATGGAGCGTTTCGGATTGGAGCACAGACAACCAAAGAAGAAAAAGCGTCCCTATAAAATGGACACGGAAGGAGATGAACAACTTGCCGAAGACCTAAAGCTCATGAACACCAAAACTGGTTTTGAAATCCAACCGGTTGATATTATTATTCCAGGGTCTAAAATCTGCATCACAGGTCAATCAGACCGTCATTCCAGGCAATTCCTGTATGATAAAATTGTAGAGGCGGGAGGAATTGCCTCAAAATCCATCACGCTTGAAACTAACTATCTCATTGTTTGCGACAAAGCGAGTAAGGGCTATAAATATGGAACATTTGGAGCAAAACTCAAAAAAGCGGCAGATTACGGAATTACGCTTGTCGCCGAAGTGGATCTTGTAGAGAAACTAAAAGCTCTTCACCTAATAAAGTAAAGTTGAGGCTTCAAAAATAACAATAATCAAATCACTTTTTGAGTGATAGCTGATATTTTAAAGCTTCCTTAAGCCATTTTCGGAATTTTGGAGAGGTAAAGCAAACTTCCATTATCTTGCCCCCAGTATCTTTCATTCGAATACATTCCATATATGCAGAATCTACATTATTTCCAAATTTTAAAAAACAAGGTAAAAGTAAATATTCAAGTTTATTTTTCTTAGAAAGAATTGAAGATACAGGTATATACCTTAAATCCACTTCATCTCCACGTGCATAAGCAGACTTTTTCCGTTCCATAAGCTTTTTATATTTCTCCCATTTTGAGTTATGATCTGACACATCTTTCATAAATTTAGAAAGAGGGGAGTATCCAAGCCCATCAGTTGGCGCAATATAAATAACTGCCTTTTTATTAATTGATTTATTCAAAGCAGTTATAATAATCCAACCCTTTTCATTTTGCTCTAATAATACCTTTTTATCTTTTGTATCTTCAATGCGCTCTTGAGTAAGAATGCAACACTCTACTTCTTCTTTATAAGCTGGATGCTCTTTATTCGTTGATTGATAATCGTTCTCAATATTTTCAGAGTTCCTTTTTACAACTATACTCTGCCCAAAGACAGGAAAAGTAATAACCCCTGCAATTAGTACAATACAAATTTTTCCTACAACATTGTTCATACCAAAAATATAAAAGAATATCATGAGAAAACAAGTCAAATAATAATGGAACCTCAGATTGTTCACCATAGGAGCCAAAGCAAAATGATGGAGGAGCACTAAAATAGAGGGCTCTGTATTTATGGACTCTGTCCAAAAAATGTTAGAATCAGCCTTTTCCTTTTCCATTTGAAAAGAACGGAGAAATGAATATTATCCAGAAGTAGGCAACGTATGAATGTTCAGAAATAAATTTCCTACATCGCTAAGCACTTTCATAGATTCCTAGATAAAAAATTCTGATTTCCTTTTGTAAAGACCAAGTTTCCAAACCATTAAAATAATACAAAGAAAAAATGCCTGTAAGTATACCTCAAATTTTTATAAGTTGGAGTCACAACGAGGAAAGACAAATAGCCGAGCTACTCAAAAAATTATTGCTTGAGTGTTTTAACGTACAAGTATTTGTATCATCACAAGATATTCCTTATGATGAAGACTTTGGAAATGCAATACGAGAGAACTTAAAAGCGGCAGACTATGGGATTGTATGTTTAACAAAACGCACAAAAGTTGAACCCTGGATTATGTTTGAAGCCGGAGTTTTGATGGGAAGACATGATTTTTCCAAGGTGTCATTTATTTTGTTCGATATGAAGTTTGAAGACATGCCAGCTCCAATTAAAACGCGTCAAGCATTATTGTTTGAGCAGGAAGATATAAGAAAATTATTAACTACTGTTCGTGTTCGTCTTTCTTTACAAGAAAAAAATAGTATTCATAACATAATAGATGAACAATGGAATCAATTCGCAGATAATGTTTCCTCTCTTCTGAGCAAAATACCTCAACAAACAGAAAAAGAATCGGAAATAAAAAGACTATCTGAAGAAGTAGATAAATTGATAGAAGAGAATAAACGAATTTCTAATGAATTAGCTTTTACCAAAACAGGAAAACACCCTCTTCCTTCTGGCCCCATCGTAGGATTTCATGCGAATATGGAAGAAGATTTTATAAATCAAGATTCCGGAAAATTAGAATTTCATTTTAATTCATATGACGATCAAGATATTGTAAATTTAACATGGCGTCTCATTCCTCCAGGGTCTACAGATAGGGAAAAATATCGGAAAAATTTTCCAGGCATTCAAGATATTTTTATTTCAGAACGATTTTACAATAATGGTTATTCTATTCAATATATAATTTTTAAACACGCCTCACAAGGTTATATGACACATACAGATTCAAATGGAAACAAAAGAACTTCTTTTGGTCGTAAAATCTACCCTATTTCAATTTTGAAAATAGTAAACAGAGAAATAGATCCCTCTTGGAGAAGACCCTTTGATAAAAAAGATGAGGAAAAAGTAAAAAATATTTATGACACAGTTTCAAAAAAAGCACTTCGCCCATAGAAATTATTAATATCTTGATCTGTTTGTATTAATTGACTCTGTTTGAAATATGCCTCAAGACATTCAATCCTTTAAACGTGCGCGAGCAGCATCCAGGGATGAACAAGCAGTATGGATGCGATTCATCCGCATGTTTAAAAGGAATAAAACTCTGCGTTATATTTTTATTGTCATTTTATTCCTATTTATAATCTTTTATACATGGGCTACACTCTCTTTAAAAAATCTTAATGAAATTGGTGATGCTTTCAACATTCTTAATACCTTTTTTACCGCTCTTGCGTTTATAGGCCTTATTGTCACGATTCTCTTACAAAGAAAGGACTTGGCGCTGCAACGTGAAGAACTGAAATTGCAGAGGGAGGAAATGCAGAGGCAATGCGCTGAGCAAAAAAGACAGGCAGATGAATTTGAAGCCCAAAACAGACTAATGAAAATTCAGCAGTTTGAAAGTTTCTTTTTTAAACAGTTGGAATATCTGAATTATTTAAGCAAAAATATACATTTTGGCGAATATAATGGAGATCGAGCAATATCAAAGATATCAATTATTGTGAAAGAATCGTTGGAATATATTAAAGGATCGTTTGAATCTTCCATGGCGTGGGCAGTGTTGGATAGAGAAAATGAATATAATATGAATTGGGATAAATTTGATAATTCTTATGAGTATATGATTCCATGGTGTAATAAATTTTATTCATTAAATTATTATATAATGAATCTTACTATTCTGGATGAAAAAGAAAAGTGGTTTTATATTAAGTTGCTTTTTGAAATTTTATCAGGCCACCAGCAAATGATGCTTCAAATCATGGGGTGTATTTCTAGCAATGACATATATCGGGAATTAGAAAAAAATCTTGAGAAAAAAGAATTTTTTCCTCCTTCAGAGAGTGTACTAGGGAAAGATAAAGAACTTCAAATTTTTAAATCAAGCTTGGGATATGGAAAAATGTGGTGCAATTTTATAAAATCCAATTTATGGAAAAATGTGAGTTTCCTTTAAAAGGAGAGACAGAATAACACAATGTGTACTTTTTCTTGATAAAAAACACACTACACGAGAATCATTTACTGGCCCGACGAGGACGGGAAATATCTGGGGAAACTCCCGGAGCTTACCCCTTATCCCTGCGTAAGCGGTCAAACCGTGGAAGAAGTCAATGCCGAACTGGATCAGGCGGAAGAAGCTTTACTGGACGCGCTGGGGGATGATCTTCCCGCCAGGGGGATCCGGGTGGTTGTTCCGGGATCCCGGCGGAATTGGATTGCAAAAAACAAGGTTGCAAAAATGCGCCAGAACCTGGAAATGGGGCAGAAAGAATTTGCCGCACTTCTGGGAACCTCCATATCCACCCTGAAAAAATGGGAAAGCGGGGAACGTACCCCATCAGGAGCCGCTGCTAAACTCCTGGAGATTCTGGAACGGAATCCGGAAGCCGTTTTAACCAAATAACAAAAAGGCGCCCCCGTTTGTGAGGGCGCCTTTCTTTTTTACCGGTATTCACAGCACCGGCATTTACAGCCGGGCAAACTGAAGGTGCATCCAGTCATAATTCCGTTCACGGCCCAGGGAAACGGCCCCATGGGCTTCCCAAATCCGCCACCATTCTTCACACTCCGGGCGGGAAAGCCCGGCATGGGGGGCCTTGCTGGAATAACTGTTCCGTTCCGGGTCAAAGTCCAGGGCAATCCCCCAGGCGTGCATGCTCTTGCTTTTGCCTCCGGCCGTGCTGCGGTCATTGTAGGATCCGCCATACTGGTCCAGGTGAAGCGCGCGGATCCGGTCCAGGCCATACGCGGCCAGGACTTCCGCCAGGGCCGCCTGAACGTCCTGGGCGATTGCCTGATGCACGCGGATCGTTTTCACGGGCCGCCCCTCATAATATAAAGGATAAGGGGGGACAATAGAAACAAGGTTGTTTTCGTCCCCTGGCCGCCCAAAAATGGAAAGACCGGCCCGGACGGTTGCCTGGTCAGGCCAGGACCGGGGCAGGGCAATGTCCAGGGCGGCGGCAATGCCGCGGGCCGTGGCAGGGCCGGGGATGCCGTCAGGCGTCACGTTCACGGCGGCCTGGACCGCGGACCATATTTCATGACAGCGCAATTTCAGAGCTACGGCGGCCAGCGTTTTAGGCCCCGGCAAACCATCCGCTTTCAGCCCCAGGGCGCGCTGAACGGGTTTGAATTCCTGATATTCTTTGATAATCATATAATTATTTAATTGTTAAATGGTTGGAACTTGTAAGAAAAACTTTACAGTTGGAACTAGTCCCTGTTGTCCAGAAATTCTTCATGCGCCTTGCGGACGAACTCACAGCCGGAACACTTATTTTCCGCATCAATGCGTTTTTTGCGTTCGTCATCATAGAGCCGCTCATAACGTTCCGCCCGTTTCATTTCCCGCCACAGAAAAATTCCCATGACCGCGGCCACGCTCGCCCCGTTCTGGATGTACTCCAAAAACGGGTTGCCTGACGTGACGGACGCAATCACGGACAGGGCATTAGCCCCCAGCAGGCCCGCGTTGACAACAGATCCGGTCATGGCTTCACTTTTTCAGGGATTGAACGACGGGCGGAACGTCCGTTTCCGGCTGGGCCTGGGAATAGGAGATATGTCCCTGCTCAATGACGAGGCAGGAGCCGTCTTTGCATACCTCGGCGCGGCTCGGCGTCACGTCCACGGAATGACCGCAGCCACCCAGCAGAGCGGAAGCCGCATAGGCAGCACCTGCTAGGACTACCCACAAAAGGCGTTCCCACCACTTCAGGCCGGTTTTAGTTTTGCTTTTTTCGTAGGCATCTTTCATGCCCTGCTTCCCCGCCTCAAGGGCGGCCTGCTTTTGCTCGTCACTTAACTTACTCATGGTTTTGTTCTGTGAAATATTTAAAAAACGCCACGGCGGCGGGGGCGGTAATGATGAACTCCGGGTAATCGCGGTCCGTAAAAATCCTGCGCCCCCCGTGGGGATTAACGGCCTCCACGGCCAGATACACCGCCTCCACTCCCACAATGGGGTCATCCTCATTGGCAGGATCCGGGTAATACCAATCCTGTGTTGCCCACACCTGGACGGCCTGCCAATCCTCACCCAATCCCACCAGAGCGGCAACTACGGCCTGCATGGCCGGGGTCTGCTCCTCTGGTACATCATTCTGTTGATAGCGGTCTATGCGGGTGTACCCTTCCTCGTCCGGGTAAATGGCCGTCAGGGTGAATTCTCCCCATTCGCCGGGTTTCGGGAACTGTATTTGTATCTCGGAATTATTCATGCTCAATCTTCGGTAATTGTTTCGGCTTCCGGGTCAACAAAATCCTCCACCGCCTCGGAGACAATGATATTGCTCTCCATGGAGGAAAATCCGTAATACGCCGGATTGACGTTATTGCAATGCAAGTGCATCGTCGCAGGCAGGAAAGCTCCGGCCAACGCCCAGCT